CGCAACTCTTCCTCGTGCTTTTTCAATTGCTCGAGGGCCATGAACTCTTCAAGGTCTGAGCGGTTGCTGCCACCGCTCTTCTCGTTGGCACGCTTGGCCAGTGCTGACTTGTTGTCGAAGTAGTCAAAGAGCGCCTGACCGGCGTTCATGATCTCACCACCGTTGTTGATGGTCTCGCGGATCACGGCGAACGCCGCGTTGCATGCCATCAATTCAACGATCATAGTCAGTCCATCTTGGTCAGGATTGAGATCAGCAGCACCAAAATCGTGCCGGTAGCTCCGATCAGAATCGTCTCCAGCCGCTTGACGCGGCCAAACAAATCCTTGAACTGGATGCGGACCTCGGTCTTGATGGCAATGACTTCCTCCAGTTCGTCAATGCGCGCATGAGCGGTGTTGATAGTGCGCTCCATCATTTCACTCCTGCGATGGCTTGCCAAGCGTTGAAGAGGCTTTGGGCGTCAGTGGCGTGGCCGTCAGCTTTTGCTGCCAGCTCTGAATATTCGCGAGTGCATTGCTCGAATACGACACTGAGGGTATTTGTGTACTGAGCGAGGGAGGTGTCGGTAGCTTCGGTGAAGGTGGCACGACTGGCAACGAGGTCGTCCCGCAGCCTGTCACGCTCACTGCGAGCAGCACTGGCATCAGCCATGTTGCGCTGCGCAAGCGCTGCGGCTTTTTGAACTGCGGCATCTTTCTCTCCCTGCATCCGTGTCGTTTCGTCCATCGCCTTCTGTGTCGCCACCTGAACGGCTTGCGTGTGCTCAAGCACCATCTCGTCGATTTTACCGTTCAGTCGCCACCCGTTGGCCGTCCAGCCAGTGAGAAGCCCCACAGCCAGCGCACCAGCGGCGATGTAGGGCAGTGGCAGCATTACGGGGCCACAGGCTCAACAACAGGCTGAACTGGATACAACAGTACATCATCGTCAGTGCCAATGACGGGTGTGATGCGGCCATGAACCAAGTCGGTAATCATGTCGTTGTCAGCCAGCTTGCCCTTGAGCGCGTTGTTGCTGTTGTTGATTGCCATCTCAGCATTTTTGGTGATGCTGTAGAACTGCGTGATGCTAGGCACAATCAAAGCGGCCCAAGGCAGCAAAGTCTCCGCGGTCGTCTTCGGTGCGGCGATCATCTGCTGGTTGTCCTTGGCACCTGCGTTCTTCAGCGCGAAGTACATCAGACCCATGCCCTTTGCCTGCGCGTCGCCCTTTGCGGCCATCTCAGCGATGGCTGAGTCGGTGCGCAGCTCTTGCTGGGCCAAGCGGGTTTCACGGGCTTCAATGGCCTTGTAGTAGGCGTCTTGGCTTGTAGAGCATGCCGTCAGTGTCAGGACTGCTGCTGCGATTGCGATGAGCTTCATGTGATCTCCTTTAAGTTTTAATGCAGGCCAGCAAGGCCACGTTTCGGGGGCGTGTCTCGGTGCCGCCGAAGTTGGCAATGGCTCCGGGGTCGTTGTAAACAGAACCAGAACCACCAAGGCTGTTACTCGCGCCAGCCGCGACGTATGTCTCTGGCGGGCCATCGATTCGGTGCGAGTGGCTGCTGCCAGAGCCACGGACGGAGATGCCGTGGTTGTGCTCTTTGAGCGCCTCTGCCTGTGCAGAGCCAAACGCACGGCTTGTGTCAACGCCACGGCCATCGTCCCAGCCACGGATAAACTCACCACGCAGGTCGGGCAGGTTGAATGTCGTGGAGCCATCGCCAACACCAAACGTGGTGCCGGTCACAGCAAACAGGGCGGCGTAGGTGGTGCGCGACACGGCAGTGCCGTCAGCTTCCAAGTAGCCTGTGGGTGCCGCGTTTGCGGCAAAGTAAAACACAGAGCCGGACGGCACCGCTTGGGGTGGAGCCGGAATCGCTGCAATCGCCGCAGTAACAAAAGCTGTTGTTGCGATTGCGGTGGTGTTTGTTTCCGGTGCCTGTGTGACGGCTGTTGCAGTGCCGGATGCGGCAAACGTGCCAGCCACAGCCAGCGTCTTGCCAGCGCCGACGTTCAAGCCCACGCTGGTGCCAGTGCCGTCTGCCTTGAAGATCGCGTCAAGATCGTCCAAGTTGTCATTGATCTTGCCGCCCCATGTGTCTGCGGACGCGCCGACTTCAGGCTTGACAAGAGATAGGTTCGTGGTGTTGGTATCTGCCATGGTGGGCCTCAGTTAATTCTGTTCCAAGACTCGGAGGTGTCAGGCACGACCGTCCAAGTTTCTGAAGTGTCTGTGATTGGCGTCCAAGTCTCAGCCGTGTCCGGCTCCCCATTCCACTTGATCCGTGCCGCCACAATAATACTTGAAACACCCCCCAGCGTGGACGCCGTAACCAGCACCTTCTGGGCCAAAACCGCCAGCTCTGACTGGCTGGTGATCGTGGCGTTTGTGTTGTAGATGACCGTGGTGTTGGCTGTGACCTCCGACTCGGCGACCAATGCAGCGGCACCAATGGCGATGCGCAGCACCTCGGCGTTGAGGTCCGACTCGCCAACAATGGTGGCACCGCCAACACCGTAGCGGATCGCGTAGGCCTCAAGGCCGGACTCCGAGTTGACCGAGGCGACAGCAATGACGATGCGCGTGCCGGACGCGGCGATGGCGCTCTCGGCGGTGACCAAGCCTTGCGTGTCTCGGATGTAGATGCCACTGGCCGTCAGGTCGGACTCGCCGACGATGGTCGCACCACCAACACCGTAGCGGATGGCGTAGACGCTCAGTCCGCTCTCGGAGGCAATAGTGGCTGCAGAGAACTGCATGCGCTGCGCGTTCGCGGAAAAGTCACTCTGCCCCTCAATCAGGACCGGGACGTCATAGATGGCGTTGCCGGTTGCCGAAAACGGAGATTGTGAAAATGTGGCGAAGCCAAACATGTCAGGCCTTCATGTGACCAGCGACCCATGCCACAGCGGCACCGACGCTGGATGCGATGGTCATGCCAGCCCAGAAACCACCTCGACCCTTATTGGCAAGGGCAAGCAGTTCTTCAAGCTGGCTTTCCATCTTATCCAGCTTCTTGTCCACAACCTCAAACCTACGTTCGTAGTCTTGGACTCGCTGCCACATGGCACCGTACTTTACCAAATCGATTTCAGGTTCTTTAACCATGATTTGCAAACTCTCCGTGAAGTTTCTCTCTTGCCATAATCATTACCAACTCGGCAAATTCTAAATCCCGGTAGCTACCAAAAACAAAACGCTTTTTGTTGACGGTGATTCTTACCTCGTATTTTCCATTGTCTGGTCTAACACGTATACCCTTGACGCCAGTTGTGTTTTTTGAGCAGCGCTTTCGGTTATGCGAGTTTTGGACTCTTGTGCAAAGTCGCAGATTCTCAATTTTGTTGTTTGAGCGATTGCCATCAATATGGTCAATCATCATGTCAGCATTACCATTGTGATAAGACCAAATTAAGCGATGCTCTTGATATGGCGTTCCATCAATTTCAACGGTTATGTATCCGTTTGGTGTTTGACGGCCAGCTTTTTTCCCCCTTGTAGCGTGCCTTCTTGGTGTATCTTTCCAATACAAATGCCCATCTTTGTATTCAAAAAGATAGCGCAAATAATCGGGGTCGATTTCACCGGGTTCCATTGATTACTCCGTTGTTTGGTCGTCAGGCGGAAGGGGTGGGTTAGCGGAAGATGGCGACAAAGGTGTTCAGAAAATCAAGCCCAACACCGCTGGAGTTTGATGTAAAAAGACGAGTTGAGGTTGTTGTGTTGTTGTTTACAACAATATCTCGCCCAGTAACGCCTGACCCACCCGCTGTATCATTAACTGCGCCCGATGCTAATGCAGCATAGTTCACATCTGGCATCGCAGTCGTAAAGTTGACTGTGTAGTCGCCCGTTCCGTTGTCCGTGATGCTCGACACGTTCCCACTCGCACGAATAGCCACCGTGCCGGTTCCATTGAAATTGACCCAAGCCTTCGCGGTGTAAACCTCTACACCCGAGGCGTTCTGAATCGTGTTCACCTTGAGTGTTGACATGGTTTACAGCCCTTCAACGATGGTCTTGAGCGCGCCCACGTCAGCGGCGGCTTCAATCTGGGTCTGCACGGTGGCGTACTTCTCGCGCACGGCAGCACGCGCAGCTTCGGCAGCAGCGGCTTCTGAGGGGATGGTGGCCTTCACATCCAGAGGTGCGAACTCGGCTGCACGGGCAGCGCGGCGCTTGTCATGGGCGATTGTTTTGGCTTTTTCGATGTTGATCAAGATCATGTTGGTGCTCCTGAATTAAGCAGTGTATTCCCACGCATCGCGGAAGGTGCGATCCGTTGGGATGTCGTCAATGCTGACGACCTTGTAGGGCTTGCCAGCAGGCAAGGCCTTGAGAGCTTGCTCTTCAGTCACGCCGGGGGCTGGAACGATGATTGAGACACCGCCTTCGTCGTTGGGGTAGATGATCCTCTTGTCTTGCATGTTGATGCTCCTATGAAAAATGGGCTAGTCGAAAATGGTGACGGAGTTGATAGTCAAATCAGCAAGGCTGGTTGAGGTGTATGTAAGAATCTGAACCGAACTTGTAGTTGGCGTTCCAGTTGGATGACTCATGCCGGACGAGTTGACTGGGTTTGTTTGTGTGTGTATCGCGTAATTCGCGTCTGGCAGAGCGGTCGTAAAATTGACCGTGTAATTTCCTGTTCCATTGTCGGTTATCGAGGTCACGTTAAAGCTGGCCCTGATTGCCACCGTGCCCGTGCCGTTGAAGTTGACCCATGCGCGTGCCGTGCCTTGTGCCACGGTGCTTACCGGGACCGATTGGCTTCCGTCAAGGGTCGAGAGCGTGTCGAATTTTGCTGTGCTCATGGTGTGTCCTTAACGGAAGATGGCGACGTTGATTTCTGCACTGTCGTCATTGGCGCTGGTCAAATAAGAGCCAGACCCGCCGCCCGTTGTGCATCGAAGTGATGTAGTCGCGTATGTATCTGGTCGCCAAATCCTTACGTACCCGCCATTTTTTGTAGCCGAACCAACTGCTGTGTATGTTGTGTCTGGCAGCGCCGTCGTGAAGTTCAGCGTGTAGTCTCCGACCCCATTGTCGGTTATTGAGGTCACGTTATATGCAGCTCTGATGGCGACAGTCCCTGTGCCGTTGAAGTTGACCCACGCTTTGACAGCATTGCCGCCTGCGGTGTCGAACCCATCTGATCCTCTGATTACGCTTGGCATATTGGTTCCTTAAACAATCGTCCACACCGAGCCGCTTGGCACAGTGACAGTCACCCCGTCCGCAATCTCAATGGGTCCTGCGCTCATGGCGTTGTTACCAGCGTTGATCGTTTGGTTTGCCGTAATGACTGCAACGTTCTCGACGTAGCCCATGCCGCCAATCACAGCACGTTCTGCCGGGTAGGTCACGAACACGTCTTTGGAGCCAGCAGCAAAGCCCACCAGCGCACCAGCGTTCGATGACTCCAGCACCGTGTCACGCGACAAGGTGGTGCCCGACGATGTGTACGTGCCGATGCCGACCTCAAAGTCACCAGAGGCAGAATCAACAATTGAATAGTAGGTCGTGTTGCCGTCGCCAATAACGGCAAACGACTGGAAACCAGAAGCCGCACCACCAAGGGTCAGCGTACCGGTGCCAGTCGTTGTCGAAGACTCTTTGACCCTATCCTTCAAAACCAAGGGCATGAGAGCCTCCTATTAAGTCAACGTGATGTCCAGATCACCTGCAGGAATGCGCAACACGTCGCCGTCGTTGATCGTGCGGGAGGTCGTCAACTGTGCCCAGCCCAGCATGTTGCCGGAGGTGCTGGCATCAAAGATGGCGATGTGGGTGATCGTGCCCCAGTTGCCGCCAGAGGCCGCAGCAAATTCAATCGCCGCGCTGTTGGTGCAGTTGGTGGGCGACGTGCCCGAGACGGTCATCGTGCCCGTGGCCACGCGAGCGTAGCCGCTGCCAGAGACCTCGGTGCCGCCACCGGAGTCAGATGGGGCTGCGGTGAACAGGCCAACAAACCAAGCGGTGGGGCGCGTTGCGCTGTTGCCCGTGAACAGCCAGTTCAAGACCAAGTTTTCGGTGTAGTCGGAAAAAGAACTCATTATCGTGCTCCAAAGGGTTTGACTCTCGCCCGGATCAGACCACTCGCGCTGGCGTTCTGGTCTGCATATTTGATTGACTCAATGGCCGTATTGTAAAGAGTTCCCCACACCGCGACACGCTCGTCGTCCTTCAAATACGGAGCGGCCTGCATCAGCGAGCCGTACAGGTACGCGTCAGGCGAAGACGTCAGCAGCCAGTTGGTGGTCACGCTGTCGGACAGCTTGGGCAACTTGGCGAAGTACATCAGCTCGGCGGTGTAGGTCGCGTCGGGCGTAGGCGCGACACGAATCTGGTTGCCAATGATGGTGAAGTATTTTGGGATGCCGGGTGCGTTTGCAAACAACTGGTCCCGGTCGTCCATCTGCTCAGGCGTCAAAAACTCAATGGGCTGGATGGGATTGGAGCTGGTGATCTTGAAGGTCTTGGCCTCCAAGAAGTCGGCAGGCACCGCGCTGTACTGCGTATCAACCGATGCCGTGGCCCGTGCAATCATCTGACGCACGCGCAGTGGCCGCTCCATCTGAGACTCGGCCAGCTCAATGAACGTGGGGATCACCGCAGTCAAGTCTGAGCGGTTCAGAAAGTCAGCGATGTTGCTCTTGAGCTGTGCGTAGTTCATGTCATTCCCTGCCAATCAGTGTGTGCTCGTGCTTGTACTCAAACGTGCCGATGTGGTGGACCTCTTTGGACAGGTCTTGGTCGATCAGCGTCTTGAAGCCATTCTCGGAAGCCCGGCGGCAAAACCAAACGTCTTCACCGATGTAGTCCTCTGCGGCTGGCACCCACGGGATGGCAAACCAAGGGAACTCCATCTTCTTGTAGACCTCTGCCTTCACGAGCATCACGCCCATGCCGCAGTAGTCCACCTCGACCAAGCCGGTCGAGTCCTGCTCAGTATAAACGCGCAGCACCTTCTTGGCGTCCTCGTCCACGGAGTTCTTGCGCACGGCAATCGGCTCTGTCGGAAACCGTCGCTTGGCGTAGTTGGCGCAGACGATTGGCTCGTCACGGTCCAACAACCGGATCAACGCGTCCTTGGGGAACCTCATGTCACTGTCGAGCCACAGGGTGTGGGTACAGCCAGCAGCAATCGCGTCACGGGCCAAGTCTTGGCGCTGGGATGAGAGCAGGGTGCCCGAGCTGGTGTAGATCACCACACGGTTCTCCGTGGTGCCAATGGTGTAGCCCACCAAACGTGCGAGGTCAAAGGCAAAGCCTGAGTTGACGAAGTCGCGGGTGGGTACGAGGATTCCAATGATGTTTGACATTAAACGCGTCCGGGTCGAGTTCTGAAAAATCTGTTTTCTGGGTCGTTGAGCCAAGCCTTCAAACGTGCCGGGTCGTCAGCGATACCTTTTGCTTTGAGGTCGTAGTACAGAGAGATCGGGATAGATGCAACCTTGTGCATGTCACCCTTCCAGTTGGACTTCTCGTCCATCTGGTTGTACTGCGCCTTGTTCTCTTCAACAACATCTGTCGCATCCACAATGGTCTCAATGACAGCCTGATCGGTGTCGCCGTTGTAGTGCCACATCTTCTTGACCCCGGTGACGGGATCGACATCAAAAACTTTTGAGTGCATATGAGAAAGGGGGGTGATTAGCCCCCCTTCATTCCATTACTGGATGATGCTGTTCAAGTCGTAAACAGCGCCGTGGGCCTTCTCGTTCATGACCTTCAAGCCGAACTCGACCAACAGCATGCGCTTCTCAGCGTCGCCGGTCTTGGCCAACTCGGTGGTCTGGAAGGGACGCAGGTAAGCAACCGATGCGTACTCGGGGTCCAACACGAACACGTCACGCTCACGCTGGAAGCGGTTGGGGACGATGGTCACGTTGCCGAAGTCGCTCACGTACACGTCGGCAGCGCCGATGATGGTCGAGGGCTTTGCGCCTTGAGCGTTGTAACGCTGTGCGGCGATACCAGCCATCTTGGACAGGTTCTGCTTGTTGACAGGACCGGCCATGACCATGGATGGCTTGCCACCCTGAGTCCACACCTTCTGGATCACGTCCTTCAACAACACTTCGCTGAACGAGCGCAGGTCACCAGCGGTCGCGTCAGTACGGGCTGCATCAGGAATCGAGGTGTACGAAGGATCGCCACCGCCAGTGCCTTCGTTGGTGTTGGTCTTCAAGAAGGCCTGCAGGGCACCGGTCTTGCGAGCAGCCGAGGTGCTACCAGCGGCAGCAGCTTGGTTGGCCAGCATGACGGTTTCCATGTCGCGCTTCAATTCGGCGCTGCGCTTGGCCATCTGGTAAGACAGTTCGCTGCGGCGACCGGCCTTGTCAACGGACTCCAAGGTGCCAGAGATGACCACGTCCTTGCGGCTGATCTGGGTGTAGTTGCCCAAACGCACGGTAGGAACAGCGGCGGTGAACGAGGTGATGTCGTCGCCTTCGATCTGCGCGTTGGTGGACACGGCAGAAGCCAAGTCGTCGGTCTGCCACTCGTAGAACGTGTTCTTGACGTTCTCTTTGCCGACGTTCGACAAGAAGGGGGTCTCTTCAGGGCTGATCTGATAGATCACGTTGGAGAGGTCTTCCCGCACGCCTTTGGCGTCGAAGCGGGTATAGGTATTGGTGATTGCTGCCATTTTTGGCTCCTTAACAAGTTACAAGAATTTTTCAAACAGGTTGGCCGCATCGCGGACGCTCCCCGTTGCCTTGAGACGCTGTTGAGCTTGCTTGACTACACTCGATTGCGGCTTACCGGACGCTGCCACACCGGGCTTGGCGACCTTGCCGACTGACTGCTGCGGCTTGATGCTCTGGCGCTTGCTCACCAGCGAGTCGTAGGTCGCCAGCTTGCGCAGCGCCAACAACATGCGGTGATCAGTGATGCTGTTCATCTCCGACTCAGTCAATCCGATGGACTTTCCTGCCTCGATCCACTGGGCCTTGGCTTTTGCCGCGACCTTGGGGTCTTTCAGCTCGGGTGCCGCAGACAACAACAAGTCCTTCTCTTGAGAAAGTCGTTCTTGCATCGCCTTGTGCGATTCCCTCTGGTGCTCTTGCATCAAACGCTGTTGTTCTGACTGGATGGCCATCATCTTTTCAGCGTTCACGCGCTGCATTTCGCGCTGTCGTACCCACTCGATTGGGTCTTCGTTGTAAAGACGGTCCAGATCGACGTTGGGCTGTTGCGCTTCTTGCAGTTGGGCTTGCAGGGCCGTCAACAATTGAGAATACTGTGCTCGCTCGGTACGCACCGACTCCAGTTCTGCTTGAGCGGCTTTGCGCTCTTGAGCAAGTGCCTGTGTCTTGCGCGTGTAGTCCTCTGTGCGGCTGTAGCCCTTTTGCAGCTCCTCCAGCGTCACCTCAACTTCTTTGCCGTCAACTTTGACGGTGAACTTTGATGGCTGTTCTTGCTGCTCGGTGTCTTCATCCCCATCGGACTCTTCGCCTTCGGCTTCCTCGTCTGATGCGTTCTCCTCTTCAGACTCGTCTGCCTCGACGGATTCGGAGGATTGCTCCTCCTCCAGCGCCTCTTCTTGCTCTTGCTGTTCTCCCTCTTCCAAGGGCAGCATTGCTTCAAAGGCTGATGCAGCTTGCGCTGCGGTCATGGACTGCGAAACTGGTTGTCCCGTGGTATCGCTCATGTCTTTAGTTCCTATGTTACTTCAAACGTCATCCCCGTTGCATCTGCCTCTGCGCATACATGGCGCGGTCGGTGTAGGTCTGCAACTGGGTCTTGAGGTCTTCAATCGCAATGATGGCCATGTAGGCCTTCTCGCGTTGTTCGACTTCATTAACTTTACTATTTTTCCAATCGTTTGTGTAACGCTCTTGCAGTTCCTTTAACGCTTCTGTTAGAACGGAGTCGGGGGACAGCAGCTCTTCAGCGGCACGCCCCAGCTCCAGTGTGTCGTGCAGGTTCGCCATCAGACCATGCCTTGGCTCATGCCCTGCATGGCCATGCGGTCACGCTCAACGGCCACATTCAACTGCTGCTCGTTGATCACGGCACCGTACTTCAGCTCCAGCTCGCGCAGCTTGATGAAGCGGTCGGTCTCGATCTTGTCGCGCTCTCGGTCGTCGGACATAACCATCCGCTGCTGCTCAAGTTGCAGCTCTGCGGCCTTCTTCTGGATGTCTGCTTGGATCGACTGCACTTGCACCTGTGCCAGCATCTCTTCAGGGCTTGGCTTCTGTGGCTGCGTGGCCTGTGGCGGCATGTAGTCTGCAGGGATGGCGTTGAAGAACTGGCTGGCGTCCTTGAACCCAGACAGCTCGACCATCTTGCGCAGCGTGTTGGCGTACTGCGCAGGGGTCACCAGCGGGTTCATCGGACCCATCTGCATCAGGGCTTGCTCCTGCTTGGCGGCGATCATGCTTAGCATCTGCATCTTCTGCTCGGTGTCGCCGGTGCCCATGCCCACGTTGATGGCCACGTCCATGGTGGCGTCCCACGAGCGTGGGTCGATCTGCACCCACTCGTTGCGCATGCGGACCATGCGCGGCTTGTCTTGGTGTTTCACAGACAGTTGCAGGATCAGCTTGAACAGCTTCTTCATGCCCTCGGCCAAGATGCGCGTGGTCAGCTCGATTCGCATCTGGTTGGCGCTCACCGTGGCGCTCACAGCCGCCTTGGTGGTGGACTGCAGCGCGTCGGCGTTCAGGCCCATCGACGCACGGCTCATGCCGGTGCGCTCCTCCTTGATGCTGTCCATGTACTCCAGCATCGGGAACGCGGCTTGGCCAACAAACGGCTGGGCCAGTGGCATCACCATGCCGGGTGCTCGCATGCGAATGATGGCACCCGTCTCGTTGTTCAAGACGTCGTCCATGTTGACTTGGCCCTCGACCACCGCGGTGCGAGGGTGGATGGATTGCGCCAAGCTGTCCAAGGTGTTGCGCAAGATGTCGCTCTTGATCTCCTGCAAGTCCTTGGTGTAGTCGAACACGCTGTTGGCTTCCAGCGGCGAGGTGTGTGGCTCGGGATCGCACGGAAAGTCGGCAAAGCCCACCAAGTCGGCTGGCTCGTTGTTCACGATGGTGTAGCCCTCGCCAAGGCAGCAGACCTTGCGCAGCTCGGGGATGCCGTCGCCGTCGTAGTCCACGCGCATGTAGCCCTCGACGTACAGCGCACGCTGCATGGCCGGGTTGTGCGACTCGTTGATCGACCCCATCGTGGTGGTCGTGGGACGACGGCGCAGGTACTCGTCGTTGTACTCAAAGTCGGTCGTGGAGATGTTCTCCATGATCAGGTCTTCGTCGTAGCCCATCTCCAGCAACTCGGCCACGGTGGCCATCTTGCGGTGGCCGACAAACGCAGCCGACTCAATGTCACGCGCATTGCGGTCGATCAAGAACTCCTCGGGGGGCACGCCCTCAACGCAAATCTTGCCCTCCTCGATGGTGCGCTTGACCTCAACGTCGAACATCTGCGGGATGGGCATCATCACCGGCTGGCCGGTCATGGGGTCCATGGTCAACTGAGGCTCGGCCACCTCTGGGTCGTCGTACTGGGTGATCACGGTCACCACGGCACCGGGTTCCTGCTGGAGCATCATCACCGTGCCCTCGTCCAAGCCGGTGTACTTCTCGGTGCGCACGGTGGTGTTCTTGGCCCACCAAGTCTTCACGATGCCGCACTTGCGGACCAAGCTGTCTTTGAAGGTGCCGTACAGCACCATGAAGCCGGGGTTGTCTTGGTTCAGGACGTAGTTGGAGTAGTCGCTGGCCTGCTCTGCGGCCTTCACGTCCTCCGGGCCACGGGGCATGAACTCGACCACGCGCTCGGAGCTGAAGAACACCCGCATGATGCTGGGCAGCATGGCGTTGACCGTGTCGCGCACCTCGGTGGCCACCACGCGGCTGTTGCCCTCTTCCTCGTTGCCAAACGGGTCGCCACGGTAGTAGGCCGTGGCCTGTGCGCGGGACGGACTCAGGTCGGTGTCGATGTAGGTGACGGCGTCCTCAATCTCGGCAGAGACCACCGACTGGAAGTCGTGCTCGTTCATGAACAAAGCAGACGACTCGCCGGTCTCGTCCTCCTCAACCTCGGCGGCTTCACGCTGGGCGTCCTCGGCCAGCTTCATGCCGTCGTCTTGGTAGTTCTCGTCCGTGTCGTACTTTTTCATGTTCTCACCACTTTATTTTGTCGCCATCACTTGGCTTTGGCCATGCACTTGCCAGCCTTCTTGCACTTGGCTGGTGTCGGGCAACCGGGGCAGGGTTTGAAGGGCTTCATCGGGATCATCTTTTTGGTGGCCATGTTCATTTGCCTTTCTTGGCGGTTTTTGCCGCAGCCTTGAAGGCCGCAGCGGTTGGGGCACCCTTGGTGCCGGGTTTGCGCATCTTCTCCTTGGAGCCTTCTTTGATGCGCTCGCGCTTTGCTGCGATGTTTGCGTAGAGACCCTTCATTTTTTGCCTTTCTTGGCCTTGGCCTTTTCGGCCACACTCAAGGCAATGGCCACCGCCTGCTTCTGCGGTTTGCCAGCCTTGACCTCTTTCTTGATGTTGGAAGAGACCGTTTTTTGAGAATAGCCCTGTTTGAGTGGCATAAGTTCACCTCGCTTGCGCGTGATTTTCGCACTATTACGCCAGCCGTGGCACATTCCTTCTCAGGGGCTTGGCCCAGTTCTTGGAGCCGCCAGTGGAGCCGTACATGCCCGTGGCCGCGTCACCAGCAAACGTCAGGATCAAAGAATCGGCGCAGTCGGGTGATTTCAGGCCGCGCTTCTTGATGTCCTCCTTGGACTCCACGCGGGTCTTGCCCGTGCTGGAAAACGTGTATCGCACGGTGGCCAGCTCTGCCGTCAGGCGGCTGTCGTCGGGGATGCGGCAATCCCTTTTCTCAAACCACGCCTTGCACTTGTACCAAAGCTCGGCCTTCAGGTTGGCGTAGGTCTGGTTGGGCGAGAAGCTCGGGCTTTCGCTCACGTTGATGCCCACCGCAGGCAGGCCCAGCTCCTTCAGCCGGTCCACCACCCCGGCGCCCAGACCGATGCTGTCCACCATGATCGACTCGGGC